TTTACAACAGGTACGGGGGTATATACATTGACCAATACTCCCGATACAATATTGAATATTATGGTCAATCAAACCTTTGCAAGAACAGGGGCAGTCTAATGACACAAGCATACAATTTAGCGATACTCGCAAACGCAGTTAATAGTTCGGGTCAACTGAATGTAGGAACTAATGCGACAGGAACTTTGCCTGTAGCCAATGGCGGAACAGGAACTTCTAGTCCATCATTAGTAGCAGGATCAGGAATTAATATTACTGGTTCTTTTCCTAATCAAACTATTACTAATACTTCTTCTGCAACAGGAACAGTTACATCCGTAGCAACAGGTAATGGACTTAGTGGTGGAACAATTACTACTTCAGGAACTTTAATTATTGCTTGTCCAAGTACAACTTCAGTTGGTAGTTATACTCTTGGATGGATTTTTGGTGGCGGTGGTGTTGGTACTGGTGGATCAAAAGCAGGTAGTCAAATTCAATATGCTGATGGAGCGGGGACACCTCGTGGTGTTACTATAAATACTGGTACTTGGCGAAATATGGCAGGTTCTATTTCTGATAATGAAGCAACTTTATTTTGTCGAATATCTTAATTAGGAAAATATATGTTTACTTTAGAATACGCAAAAAATCCAAAATTTGTTAATGCAGAAGGAAACTGTATTGAATTAATAGTTAAATGGGAAGAATTTAACGAAGAAATGCCATTTGGTGCAAGCCCGCTTGATTGTGAAGCACATGGTCGTGAGTTATTTGAACGAGCAAAAGCAGGTGAATTTGGAGAAGTAGCACCTTATGTTCCTCTTGTTTTGCCATAAGAATAAATATGGAATACAACAAAGGCAGAATTTACCCTAATAGTGTGCCTGAGTTTAAAACATTACAAAAACAAGATGGCACACTAGAAATGCAAGTTCGTTATCGTAATGATGTTATGGGTTATTTGGGTAAATGGATGCCTATTCAAACTGAGCAAGAAGAAGTAAAATAAATAAAAAATAAGACATGATTCGTGGGTGAGTGGAGTGCCATTCCCTATTAACCGAGAATTGGAGAGATCATGGCAGTCTTTAATAAGAATACACTTACTCAGGTAAGTGGGTTTGACAATCAGATTATTGCAGGTGAATTGGTTTATAACCAAAACACTTATTGGAATATTACATTAGGTAATAGTAATACTAATGATTGCAATGGTGTAGTAACTCCTATTAATCTTACAGGTGCAACAATAGATGCACAGATTATTAGACGAACTTTAACTAATGTTCGGGATAGTCGTTATGGTCTAACTTTTGACATAGCAGACATTAATCCTGCACCAACTCCTGTTAACTTAACTATTACAAATATTATTTCTGTTAATGGAACATTTACCCTTGTAATAGACCAATCTACATGGAATGTCATAGCAGGCGATCCTGAACTAGATATTAACGATATAAACCCTGTAGGGTTTTCAGGTCGCATAAAGATTAGTTTTCCTGCAAGTGGAAATACACCTGCTAACGATATGATTGTCTTTTTACTGTTTCTGATTCGTTCAGATGCAGTAGTCAATAATTAGGAATTGCCATGCCAACTATCTCATACGAAAACGCTAATCAAGTTACTTTAATTGTGGACCAAGGCATTATCGGTCCAACAGGTCCTCAAGGTCCTGCAGGTGGTCCAACTGGTCCAACTGGGGCAGTAGGTCCGACAGGGGCTTTTGGTGGTCCTACAGGTCCTACAGGGGCTACAGGCTCGGCAGGTGTCGCAGGGGCAACTGGTCCAACAGGGGCAACTGGTCCTAGTGGCTCAGGTCCAACAGGTCCTACTGGTGCAGGGGCAACTGGTCCAACTGGTCCTAGTGGTACTGGTCCAACTGGTCCAACAGGTGCTACAGGATCAGCAAGCACAGTCGCAGGTCCTACAGGGGCAACTGGTCCTACAGGTAATCAAGGAGATCAAGGTATTGGTGGTCCTACAGGTCCACAGGGTGTTCAAGGTATTCAAGGTAATGTAGGCGATACAGGTCCTACTGGTCCTGCATCTACACAAGCAGGTCCAACAGGTCCTACAGGCTTATCTGTTACAGGTCCTACAGGTCCACAAGGTCAAGCATCTACTGTTGCAGGTCCTACTGGTCCTACAGGAGAACAGGGCTTACAAGGCAATGCAGGTCCTACAGGTGCTCAAGGCATTCAAGGCGAACAAGGCATACAAGGAGAAGTTGGTCCTACAGGCTCACAAGGTATTCAGGGAGATACAGGTCCGACAGGTCCACAAGGCGAAATTGGTGCTACAGGTCCTACAGGCAGTCAAGGGGATATTGGTGCTACTGGTCCGACAGGGGCAACAGGAGATATTGGTCCGACAGGTCCACAAGGAGTACAAGGCATTCAAGGCGAACAAGGTATTGCAGGTCCAACTGGTCCACAAGGAATACAGGGAGAACAAGGTTTTGTAGGTCCTACAGGACCACAAGGCGAGGTTGGTCCTACAGGTAGCGTAGGTGCTACTGGACCGACAGGCGAACAGGGAATCCAAGGAGATGCAGGTCCAACTGGTCCTACAGGGGCGACAGGACCACAAGGTTCATCTACAGGCTTAACGCTATTCCTTGATGGTGCAACTAATACAGGACCACAAACCTATGAATTGCTTGCAGTTCCAAATACAGGTGCTCAAACAGACCTTTCAATAGCAACAAATGCAAGCACTCCTACTTTGCTTGGCTCGTTTGTAACGCAAGCAGGAGTTCCTAATAACACTTCTTTTGTAGGTGGATTGTGGGAGTTGTATGCTTGGATGGCACACAATTCAGGTGGAAGTACATATAGATTTTGGACTACTATTCAAGAAGTAGCATCTAATGGAACAACAGTATTGCAAACTCTTGCAAGTGGAGATTACGCAAGTGGAACTGCAGTTCCTAGTCAAACACTTCAATTATATGAATATGATTTATATGTTCCAACTTCTACATTAGCATCTACAAGCAGTCGTATATTAGTTAATGTTTATGTGCAATCACAAACAGGAACGCCAACTGCATCTTTGCACATGAGAAGTAATTCTCAATCTCATATTGTTACTACTATTGCTTACAACATTGCAGGACCTACAGGTGCTACAGGACCAACAGGACCAACAGGTGCTAATAGTACAGTAGCAGGACCAACTGGACCAACAGGCGAGATTGGACCTACAGGTCCACAGGGCGACATTGGTTTTACAGGACCTACAGGACCGCAAGGTATTCAGGGTATTCAAGGCGAGCAAGGAGTTCAAGGACCTACAGGACCTCAAGGAATTCAAGGAATCCAAGGTGAACAAGGAATTCAAGGTGTTACAGGACCAACAGGCTCGCAAGGTAATGTAGGACCTACAGGACCTACTGGACCTCAAGGGATACAAGGTGCAACAGGACCTCAAGGCGAAGTAGGACCGACAGGACCACAAGGCATCCAAGGAGTACAAGGACCAACAGGACCACAGGGCATACAAGGTGTTCAAGGTGTTCAGGGCGATATTGGACCCACAGGACCGACAGGTTCTCAGGGCATACAAGGCGATATTGGACCTACTGGACCGACAGGTTCTACAGGTGCAACAGGGGCAGTAGGACCTACAGGTCCAACTGGTGCTCAAGGCATACAAGGAGTTATTGGACCTACAGGTCCAACAGGTGCTCAAGGTGTGCAAGGTATCCAAGGTGTGCAGGGCAATGTAGGTCCGACAGGTCCAACTGGAAGCACAGGTGCGACAGGGGCTACAGGACCGACAGGTAGCACAGGCATTGTGAACTATGACATCTTTACTGCTAGTGCATCACAGACTACATTTACAACTTCTGCAAGTTACACATCAGGCAAGATTAATGTGTTTGCAAATGGTGTGCGTATGGTTAATGGTTCAGATGTAACTGTAACTAGTGGAACACAAGTCGTATTTGCTACAGGTCTTGCATCAGGAACAAGGGTAGATTTGGTTTATTAAAAAATAGGATAAGACATGAAAATAGCAGTTTATGCAATATCAAAAAATGAGGAACAATTTGTAAAACGATTCTGTGAATCTGCTAAAGATGCTGATATGGTCTTAATAGCAGACACAGGATCGACTGACAATACTGTTAAGGAAGCCAAAAAATATGGGGCTACTGTTCATTCCATTTCTGTTATGCCTTGGCGTTTTGATATTGCTAGAGATGTGGCACTTTGCTTAATTCCTGCTGACATAGATGTTTGTATTAGTCTAGACCTAGATGAAGAACTGCAAGAAGGTTGGCGAGAAGAAATAGAAAAAGTATGGAAAGAAGATACTACTCGCTTACGCTATAAGTTTGATTGGGGGTGTGGAATTGCTTTCTATTACGAAAAAATCCACCATCGTAAAGGCTATCATTGGCATCACCCTTGTCATGAGTATCCTGTTCCTGATATTAGGACCAATGAAGTATGGGCTCATACTGATAAATTATTGGTTGTACACAAACCTGACCCTACAAAATCTCGTGGTCAATACCTTGATCTATTAGAGGTAAGCGTTAAAGAAGATCCAAGATGCCCTAGAAATGCTTTCTATTATGCAAGGGAACTAACTTTTTATAGCAAATGGCTAGATGCTATTGTGGCTCTTAATCGTTATTTGGCTATGCCCGAAGCGACTTGGCAGAATGAACGATGCTATGCAATGCGTTTACTTGGCAAAGCCTATGATGCTATGGGTCAAGATGGCAGAGAATGGTATCGCAAGGCTTGTGCAGAAGCACCTAATACTAGAGAGCCTTGGGTAGAACTTGCTTATTCATGTTATCTCAAAGGCGAATGGCAAGAATGTTTTGCATCTGCTACAAAAGCATTAGAGATTAAAAATAAAGAACTTGTATATACAATGGACCCAACTGTATGGGGTGCAAAGCCACATGACTTAATTGCAATCTCAGCGTATCATTTAGGCTTAAAACAAGAATCCATAAGACACGGAACAATAGCGGTTGAAATGGAACCTGCCAATGACAGGCTTATAAACAATCTTGAGTATTACAAAGCATGACTGAAACTGAAGCCCGATTAAATTCTCATGAGGCCGTTTGCCTGTTGCGATATGAATCTATTAATGCAAGGCTTAAACGCATTGAAA